TTATATAACTTGTCACCAACTTTCCCATATATGTTAGAGTCGTTATAGTTAGTAACTTTTTTGTTGTATTTGTTTAAATTCAGACTCTTTGAAACTTTAAAGAAATTTTTTGGGTCTTCTTTTGTTATCATATTTCCACCCATATTTTCTTGTAACCAACTATTGGAAACATCAGAATAAACAAATGGTGGTAATTGAGAAACGAAATCAAAGTTTCTTAAAGTATCACAAAGTTTTTTCTCAAAAAATTCAGTAATACCTTTTTCAGTATCTGCCGAGGATATTACTTCAACGGTTGGTAAGTCCTCATCTAAAAATAAAACACTACTTGTAATACCACTATACAAATACTTCGTATTTAACTGTCCATAAAGAAGTTTTTGCCATTTTTCACTTGTACCATTATTACTTTTTTCAAATAATAAATTAACAAAAGTTGCAATGTTTGGTATTCGGTATTGTTTGAATATGTATGCCAATTCAGCACTTAAACTTACGGTTACATTAACATTATAAGATTCAAAATCAACGACTGACTGTAATAACGAAATATTGTCTTCAATTGTAAAATCAAATCCATCATATTGTGAAATAGAATAAATCCTTTCATACATTTCATACAAATAATTCACAACCTGTAAATTTGAATATGAAATATTAGTTAATGGGATATCAAACGCAGAAATTAAAAGTCGATTAACACTATTTGGAGGTGCTGTGGCACTTAGTTGTGGTATATCTACCTGAACACTTGCCGTCATATATTCCTCAACAAATTCAACCTCAGGCCAAACATTATAATCATCAGCGCCTGTTTCTGAAATATATTTAGCATCACCAGGATATTGCACCTCAAATTTTTGTTCATTATTAATTTGTTTTGGAACGACAAATTGAGGCCATGGGAATACAGGAGGGTCAATTTCATTTGTTTGAATGTCCTGAACTTGTGGTAACAGGTTTTGATTTGATACTACCGCTCTTTTAGTTTCGTTATTTCTTTGATTAAACGCTTTAAAGTGAACTTCATTCATTAATCTTAAAAACGCCTCACTCGACGCCATGAATACCGCAATAATATTCTTAACACTTGGTTTAAATCCGAGACCGTTATCACTTTCTAACGCCTTAGCCAACTTTTCAGTTGTCTCTTTTTCAATTTCTTCTTTTTTAGTTTGGAACGATTTATCACATTTATTTAATTTGTCAATAAACCTAAATGGTCCATCAAATATATAAAAAGGAGGGTATGGGACTTGTTGGTTTTGAGTATCTTGGGTATATCTAGAATTATAATATGTTAAATAAAGACTTAACTCAGCCCTTAAAGCCTGTATTTCAGTGTCCGTAAAAGTATCTTTTTTTGTCCTCGCTTTTAATGTCTCAATTAAGTCGATATCACTTTCAGATATTTCAGTTCCATATGCCTCACAATCACTCGCTCTTGGCACCATCAAAATTCTATATCTACCCCCATCACCTAAACTTTGATTTGATGTAATTTTTATAATGTTTGTATTACAAATTTGTTGTAGTTTTTGGTTAATCTCATATGGAGTTGGGGACGAAATTGGTGTATAAACTTTTATTTTCTTTTTTTCCCCATTTGCGTCTGTAACAACTCTTATCCAAAAAGCCGTTTTATTCATATACAAGTTCAAAAAAGAGTCTGATGGACTAGTAACAACTTGCCTACGATACTGACTAATAGCATCTTGGAACAAATCACAGTCGTTTAACGGACCCATACTTTCATTCCCAAACTTTTCCAATACCGTGGCAACAAAATTTTCTAATCTATATTGTAATTCAGGTACTGTAAGGTTTGGAAAATCATTATCTATAAGTTTTAAATTTTTATAATCCTCATATACTTTATTGATAAATTCAATTCCTCTGTATGTTAAAACAGTTTCTGATTGGGTATTTTGACCTAAATTACCACTACTTTGTGAAACTAACGATGTGGTATTATTACCATTGGTTTGTTTCATATACATCTTAGGTAACGCAAATAAGTCACCCATAGTCAAATCTTGTAGTACCGTAAATTTATAACCTACAAATGTTAAATTAACTTGGAAGTTACCATTTGATTGATTAAAACTCCCATTAAATTTTTGTAGAAAAAGTGGCATCCTTAACGCCTTACCATAAAAACCTTTTAAAGTCAGATAAAAAACAGGATATGGCAAATTAAAGAAAACTGAATACGGTGAGTCGTCGCCAGATTCAAATAACGCTCTACCCCTAATATCTTCTAAGGTAATGTTAACCGTAGGTACATATGAAGGATTAATTGTATAAGTAATGTTAGTAATACCCAACAACTCACTATTGATAACTCGACTATTAGTTGTGTTTGTTGCGTCTAATGTCCAATTTGTCGTGAAGAAGTCCCCATCATTTGGTTTTAAAAAATCAACTTTTGATGTAGCAATTAAAGTATTCTCACCCGCGCCATCATCACCTAAAAGTAATCTCGACCTTGGTTGTATGTTACATTCTAAATTCGCATACATCACCAAATCCTCTTGTTTTAGGTTTCTATCTCCAACGGTTAGTTCGTTTTCACCTATAATATCTGAGGTTTGATAAGTCTTATTTGGATTAATTATAAAAATATTGTTATAATTATTCTCAATATATATGTCACCAGGTACGATGTTACTTGCCATAATAATAGAAATAATTGTCTATTGCTGATTTATAATCTAACAAAGAGGATTCCAAAGGGAATGGTATTTTTAAAATAGTATTATCAGGAATTTCAACTTCACTACCACCAGCAAATCCATTTGATTGTAAAATTAACCAACCAAAAAAAGGTGTCCCATAAAATTGTTGAGATACTTTATCCAATCGAGAAACTCCTAATTTATAAATGTATACTTTATCAGAATTTTTTGCAGGTATCTGAACAAATGGTACGTTTATAAACTCACCATTACTTGTAAAGTTAGTATATCTGTTATAATATTCGTTAGCCATTGTTAGTTAAAATTTATCTTATCATTAAATGAGGTAATATCATCATTCAAATTAATACTCTTATATAAATTAGAAATTTTTTCTTTATCGGGGTCGGTTTGTTCAAATGTTGAGAAATCAAAAATTCTTGTCTTCTGTGATAATGATAATCCGTTTCTTTGAGGATTAAACTGATAATATGTTTTATACTCCTGATTAGAATTTATAAGTTGGGTAAAGTGAGCAGTTTCAGAAGTGTACTCAGATAAAAATCTACTAACATAACTGTCAACTATTGTTGAAATTGCGTCGGTTGTTATTTGACTAGTTGTAGATGTTAGATTTTGACACAATAAATTTTTAAAATTTTGTTTTTTGTTACTATCTAAGAAAACATCTGAGAATAAAGTATACATTAAATTAATTGACTTTGCTGTCACAATTTCGGTAGCATCTAAACTATTAGTAATCGCGGAAAAAGTTGTATTTTCAGTTCCCGCAGTGTATATAACTTTTTGATTTAAACAAAAAGTATTAAAAGACGTTAATGAACTATAAACAACTAAATAATCACTTATAAGAGCCGTCAAAGTATTTTCATTATTTTCAGTAGTTCCTGTTAATTTTAAGACCTGTGGGATACCATCAGGTTTTTTCTTACCATCAATACCAAAAGAAATAACATCTAATTTTCTAAGATACTGATTATATGAAGCTTCTCTATTTGCGTAATTTTGAATTTTAGAACTAATTAATGTAAAACTATTCTGTATTTGATTATTAACAATATTTGTAAAATTATAGGTAACTTTATCTAAATCCTCAGTCGATATTTCATAATTAAACGCCAACACTCTTTGTATTGGGTCTTCCTGAATATTTATCAATTCTTTGAACTGTGTTGAGACATCCTCTAAATTAGTCTGCCATAAAGATGGTTTACCAAAAATATTTAAAAAATTAGTATTTGGTTGTTGTAATTGATTAACGTATCCATTACTATAATTTCTTGTTAAACATAATTGTTTTAAAATACCTAAATTATAACTCGATACAATATCTTGTGAGAAATTTACAGTGTTCACAAAATAATCATGTGTTTCTTGTATGAAACTACCAAAAAATGCTTTGTATTGTGTTTGTCCACTAGTGTTACCACTATATAATGGAACCTCATTTACAAATTCACCAATGATTGTACCACCTAATTCACCTTGTTGTGTAGCATCAGTTGTAAAAGGGTTTGAAGTAATCGATTGGAATAACTCAGTGTCAATCGATGTGAAATCTTCTGTCTCAACAGCCCTATCATCATAAAGTTCAGTATTAGCATAATAATTAAATGATAATGCGTTTTGTATTTTCTCAATTGGTTCTTTAATCCCACTACCCCCAATAAAGTCAAAACTCATTTGTACTTTTGCAATCATAGGTTGTACTCCAATACCTTGTGGATTAATATCTAATCCTTCATATGAAAATTGTATTGAACCAGGAATAATTTTTGTATTGTAAAAATCACCTATTCTTAAAACTAAAACAGGTGGTTTACCGAAACTTGTATTAACAACATTATTATTTGTAACATTACCATCCCGAGTTTTAGTCGGAATAGTGTTACCAGGTCTTGTACATTGATTTAAGAACGTTAATCTACTGTTTAATCCCTCAGGAGTTATTGCGTGAAATGCCGGATTAAAATATTTGATTTTTTCTTTAATTGATTGATAAACAAATGGGTCAGATTCTTTAATAACCTCAAAGTAATTACATTCAGATAATAATTTTCTAATTAAAAACTTGGATATTGAAGATGTCTTATTTGACACATCAGTATTTTCTTGGGGTTTTAATCCTGTTTGTTGTTGTGCAGGTACTTGTTGAGTATTATTAGGAAATGGAGTTACTGTTACGTTTTTAACTCTTAATGCCCTACAAGCCATTGCATTTGGTGAGTATATATCATTTGGAGATGTTAAAACCTCAGTACAACTAAAATCAACATTATTGGATAATACAACATTATCCAATACTGATGTCGATAATTTTATACTTATGGTTCCATCATCAAATACTGTACTTCCTAAATTAATACTTTCTTTGAAAAAATTAATTACACTGTCTACCATAATATTATTTATTTCAGTGTAATTTGTAGTATTTGAAAATTTTGAACCTTGTAATTCAATTACAACTCTACCCTTTTTTTCATCTATAATTGTTTTAATTTCATTAGCAAATGTATTCAGAATTGAAAAATCAGATTCTACAACATCTGTAAAAAAATTTGAAGTTTGTGCCGAAACGGTTGGGTTTGAAGTGTAATATTCTGTTTTTCTAACATCATTAACGTAATTAGTATATTCAATATAATAATTTTCAGGGTTCTGTTCATTATCAAAATAAAATCCTTTGTTTTTATAGTTAGTTTGTATTGTTATTACATCACTATTATTTTGACTATTATTTGTGGTCGGTGTTAATCCCTGAGCGGCACTTTCTTTTTCTTCTAATGATGTTTGTGTACTTCCCAATACTTCTTGGTATAATGCCGTTAAGTCTGTAAAGGATAATGTGTTAAATTTTGCGGCAAGTTCATATAAATCATATCTTTTACATCCCGCAAAAAATGAAGCAACAACACCATTCACAGTTTGTGAATCGGCCTTAGCCAATTCCTTATCAACTATTAAATTCAAAACCGAAGGATGGTCAACAATAATTGACCAACTTAAAGTTCCTGTTCTTTTTGTGTTACTGTATGTGTAAACAGGTTCAGGTCTTCCTATGAAATTTGTTGAATCAAATTGTGGACTTGTAGTATCCGCAAATGATAAATCATATGGTGGAAACCACATAACTCTACCTCCATTTGGGCCTTTCTCACACGCAGGTAAATCATTCCAATCAGGAGTACCCCTCCAAGCCAAATTCTCAATTGAGAACATATATTTCTTAACAGAACCTTCTTTTGTTACATTTGTTGAGCCGTTCCCAGCTAACGGAGCGATGTTTAAGTTATATGTTGAGTCTAATACTGAATATGAAGATTTACGAATATTTCCATTTATTGCCTCTCCACTATCACTTGAAACAGTCTGTTGTAAGTTACCATAAGTATAATATGGGTTATCTTTTGCAAATAACCTTCCGTATTCTTGTCCAACTTCAACACCTGCCTTATTAACATATTTTTTAACTTTTGAACCTTTTGTAATTTCTTTATATCCGTCATTAAACACTTTTGAGATTTGGTTAATCGCATTTCCCGCGTGTTGTAATCTTTTTTTACCTTGTGGTGTTGAGTCAATTAATCTTTGTGTTTCATCTAATATTGACCCTGGCGTAAAACCTCCTTTGTCAGTAGAAACCGCATTTAAGTAATAAGAATTAATTCCGTTACCAATAAAATTATCGTAATCACCATAACTCGCCTCTCCCCCTTCACCAACTTTCTTACCTGCATTGTTTATAGTGTCGGTAGATGCCCAAATAAATCCTCCATCATCAGAAGGTCTCTGGTCATATGGTTTTTCACCTAATCCAAATTGATAGTTTTGATATACCGTCCCTTCATAGACTTTTGCCATGTTAGTTGGTCCATAAACCACAGAACTGGTTTGTTGTCCCAAATAATTAACAGGTGAATCGTCAGCAGGTGAATTAACTTTACTTGGGTCAGTTACGTCACTTCCTACATAGTAATTAACCAATGATGGTTTATCAATGTTAAATAGAGCATTAAAAAATAAACCGGCCTGAGTTCTTGTTGTGTCGTAGTCAGGTTTAAACGTATTGTAGTTTAAACTTTTAAATAAGACTGATTTTTGACCACTACCTGTATTATTTAAAAATTTCTTAGACGGATTGTTATTAGGGTCGGCGGGTTTATAAGCCCCTGTTAAAGCAGTATCTAATAATTGTCTAACAGTTGCATTTTTATTATCAGGTTCATTAAAATAACTCCCTTCAATAGGTGATGAAGGTAATAAACTACCTGTCATCTGTTGAGTTAAGTATTTTGCTTGGTCAAACACCCCATCAGGAACAGTAATTACCCAATTTTTTTGAATTAAGGTCTCTTGTCCTGTTGCAAGTTCAGCAATTGAGAATGGATTAGTTAGAGCTTGGAAATTAGCCCTACCTAATGTGTTCCCATAAATTTGTCTATCAATATTAGCCCTAATTTGGAAATCCAAAAATGTGGTAGATATTTGAGCCAAATAAGAGTCATCAGTATTATTTGCAGATTTTTCTAAAATTTTACCGATAGTAACCTCACTTTCAACAAAATTTGGGTATTCCCCTTTTGTACTTTTGTTTGAAATTAATGGAGTATCACTAACAAAATATAAACTATTATAGTTATCTGACGAAACATAACTGTTTAAAACACCTATTGTATCGATACTTATCTCATTAACAATATCCATTTTGGTTTCTGTTAACGGCCAATATGGTTGGTTGTTATTTAAACTAAAAGTTGAACCGTCATTTAATGAAACAGATGAATTTGAATTTTGGTTGGGGTAATTTATTATATCCGCAACATCCACAATATCTGCAGCTCCACCAGGTCCGTATGGATTTAATTTTGTATTATTAATAACATTTTGGTTATTATTCCCATCAACAGTTTCACTAATGTTTGGAGAGTCGGTTACTGTTGTATTTTGGAAATTAATTACGGTCTCTGTGTCAACATTTTCACTATTTGACGTAAAATACCCAGTCAACTGATATGATTGTAAATTTCTAGCAAGTAAACCCTTCCTAAATTGTTCTGACCCTTTAAATGTTAATAGGTTTTTCTCCATTTATACCTTTTCTAATAAATAGAAACAAATAAATTTTAGGCAATTGAAATTTGTTGTATATAGTTTTGATATGGATTATCAGAATCTACTTGATAATTACTTTTCTTAATATCTAAACTTTGGATAATTTTACTTTTGAAAACATCATCATTTTGGAATTTATTAGCAACCATTCTTAATGATTCATTATTACCCTCAGCCTTAAATGTAATTGTAATGTTGTGATTAATTTTTGTTTCAGTTGGTGTCGTATTTTGAGGTTCTTTTGGTTTATTAATAACTTCATTTACAATTTCCTTTGGTTTTGGAGTTTCAATTGGTTTTTGTGTTGACATAATCCCAACTAAACTTTGTCTTAATTGGTCTATCGGTAACTCAAAACTTTTCCCAATCATTTGTGTCATTTCAACAAATTCATTATTTTGATTTTGTGTTACAACACTTTTTGAGAAATTGTTAATTGTATCGTTTGTTACAATATTTCGAGTTAGTTCAACTAATTTAGTTGGGTCAATTTGATTTATAGGTTGTGGTATTTTTAAATTCTGTAACGCCGATATAATACTTTGACTCATATCAGGAATTTCAATGTTTGGAGTTTCAATTGGTTTTTCACCAACATTAATATTTTCTTTTTGAGCAAATACTACCAAGTCATTTTTATCTTTATTAATCACTTGGTTTTGTTCAGGAAAATAAACCGCATCCTCAACACCAAAAGATTTTTTAATACTTGACATATCAATCCCGGTTATCGAAGTTGACAAATTCAAAAAATTAGATGTGAGTTTTTTTGCAGCCTCAGATGCCGAGTCAAATGATAACTTCGCAAGTTTAACATAATCTAAATTACCATCTTTATCAATGTAATTACTTGTATCCGCCAAAGTACCTTTCTCACTTCTTATACCTTGTTTATAACCTGCTTCGAGTCCTGGTCGATACATTTTAGATTGACTTTCAGCATAAACGCCTACTGTTTTAGATGCATTTTGAATCACTTGATTACCTCTCTCGGTCGAAGCAATTGATAATCCTAATGATTTTGACATAGCTTCTAATTGTGCAGCCATTTGACCTGTAACACCTAACTGAGTTTTTGCAGTTTCCAACATTTTCTCCTCATAGGACTTACCAGCCTCTTCTTCCATTCCCGTAATAAAATTTTTCAATTCGTCCTCTCTACCTTCATATGATTGTAAAAATTGATTAACCGATTGTAAATCACCTGATTTTGTAGTTATAACATATTCACCAGTTTCCTTATCTAATGTTGCAAGATTAGCAATGGCATTTTGAGTATCTTCTGTTAGATTTAATCCACTAAAATCAATTTCTGAAAGTTTTTTATCCAAATTTGCAGTACCCAATGCCATTTTTTCAATTTCAGACATAGGAATACCTAACTCTTTTTGTAATTCTCTTAATTTTAATTTGGCATCAGGGAAAAATTCAAAAGCCTGCGTCTCATCATTAAAGAAAGTATATTGTTTGAACAATCCACTTAATTGGTTTTGTAACTCAGGCACATTGTTCTGAGCTAAATCCATTAATTTTAATGGGTCAATTAAATCTGAACTAACATTACCAAGTCTTTGTAATGCCGCAGACATGTTAATCGCATCCTCAGGATTTAACATTTTATCTGCAAAATCCAAAGTTTGTTTCATATCAATTCTAAGAGCCGCTGCCTTTGCCGCCATTTTTGCCAAACCGTCAACACCATTTACAAAGTTAAATCTATTTAGCTGTTCTAAATTTGCGACAACTGTTTTACTAACTGCTTGGGTAGAAACTCCCATATTTCTGGCAATTTCAGCAGTTTTTGACATGTTTTCAGTAATGTGAGTTAACGACATTCCCGCACTGTCAAAAGCACTTATTAATTCACCTGACGCAACTCCTGTAACTTTTGTAGTCGCATAAAGTTTTTGGAACATATCCTCACTAAGGATAATATTTTTGTTAAGTTGCTCAACAACTTCGTTTTGTAGTGATGTAGCATCTTTAATATCCCCACCTAATTCTAAAATTGCAAACGCACCTTTTGATAAGTTATCTTTAATCGCGTTTGATAATCCAGCTCCAACACCCATAGTTTTAATAACCGAAGCAAATTGCTGGTCTATTGTTACCAATGTTTCAGGTATTGACGTAAATATCTCTTTTGTATCTGTTGCAATTTGTTGGGCTAATGCCAAAGGTTTTAACAAATTGGTTATTCTACTTGTTTCGTCGGCAGCATTAGTCGTAGCTTGTAAAAAATATAACATCTTTAACTATTTGGTGTGTTAATCTCGATAATCTTATCAACTAAGTATCTTCTCTGATAAATAGGCATAGAAAGGAAATCAGAATACGAAGTATTCAAATATTTGGACATAAGGATATACTGGTCTAACAAATAGGTTATATGTTTAGAAGAAAGGGCGAAAAAACTCAGCCCCAAAGGTAATACGTGTGAGTACCTTTCTTCCTGACGGGGCTGTAATTTCTCTGTTTAAATCAATTCTGGGTTCATTTCTCTCAATGAAATTTTTGATATATTTTGAATCCATAATTGGCATTTGTTCCAAAGATTTTGCAATAGTACCAAGTTCACGACTACCATTTAGTTCAACAATTTGTTTTTGTAATCTCCATGTTACAGTTGGTGGAACTAATCCTTTTGGGTAATTATCAATTAGTTTACCCAACTCAATTGTATCTCCGTAAGTTAAAGGTTTTAATTTAACCTGAGAACCTGATTTTGGTAAGATTGTGGTGAAATTACCATCCGAATCTGGTTCAACCTCAGGTTTTACAAAATTTAACTCCTCCAATAATATAGTTTGTTCGAAAGACTTTCCTGTTTCAGGGTCAATTAGATTAAATGTATACTCAGGTCCAAAAGACGAGTTTCTTAAAAAGATTAATATGGTCTCTAAATCACCCTCTAATAAATCTTCGGGTTTTAAATCAGGTTCATACATTTTATTTCTAACTAACTGAGCAATTAAACCCTCACCACCATTTTTTGTAGCATTTACTAAAATATTTTCATCCGCAGCAGTTAAATAACCAACCTTAACCGACTTCTTTTTTGTCTTATAATATTTTCCACCACTTGGTAATATCACCATATCGTGAGGTAAATTAAAACCTTCTTGACCATATTGATTGTTTTCCATAAAAACTTTTTTAAATAAAAAATCCACACAATGTGTGGATTTGTAAATAGTAATTCAATTATATTAGAATAATAAGATACATCTGTCAGGACGAAGTGTCGCTTGGATTTTAGCCAAACCATCTTGTCCGTAATCCAAAGATTGGAAATCTACGTTTGTTAAGAAACAGTTTTGTAACAACCACTTTTCGATTACAACACCTGTTGGGTCTAACATTTCTAAGTTAATGTCTTTCTTATAACCCGCAGCGTATCCCATACGACCTGTAACAGACTCCGCGTGTAAACGAACCCACTCCATAAGAGCCTGAGCCGCTGACGGACCGATTGGGTCACGGAATGTAACGTTAATTTCACCCCATTCAAATTGTCCCGCAACATAAGTCTTGGTATTCAAAAATGGAATTTCTGTTGATTTAATTGTTATCTTTGGACGTGACGTTGACTCTACGTACCATTCATTAATACCCAACGATGTGTCAACCCATCTCATTATAAATCGGTTCTGCCTTTTGGGTTCGTAAGGTACCGGCATTTGCATTAGTAAATCAGCCATTGTCTATTTTTTTAATTTCTTTTTATTTTATTTATAAATATCACCTAAAAAAAAATTTTCTATTTACTTTGATTTTTTTTCAGGTCATCTTTGCATAAGACCAGTTTAATTATTTAAATATTAATTTTTATATGGTTTCTTTTCTCCTCCATGTGTTGAATATAACTGGTAAATATTTTCTGGGTCTTTTGTTAATTCAGTATCTAGTTTTTCTAAATTTCTTAAATCATCATCAGAAAAGCCTATTTTAGGTACAAATCGGTTAGAAATGTCATCTTTAAAGTAGGGAGAACCTCCAATTTTTTGGGATATACTTTTTACGTAATCTTGGAATTCTTTCGCAGCTTTCACTTTTAATTCCTCAGGATTGGCAGCTGAACCTTCTCCGAAAGTTACAGGATAATATTTACATAATTTGAAAACATAAAAATCAACCAATCTGTCATCAGACACATCTGGGTTTTGTTGAGCTATTTTATTATATTTTCTTAAATTCCAAACAAGTTCTTTTTTTGAAAGTCCGTTAATATTACCTTCGATTAATTTTCTAACCGCAAGTGCCAATGTTTTAGGATTATGTCCTCTTGCAGTGACAATAGAAAATACTGAACCTCCATTGACACATTCTACAAAATCTTGCCAAGCAGGACCTGGTTTTGCAATCATTGAGTCCATTAAAAATCTCTTATCACCCTCAACTCTAAAATTTCTAAAAGGATTTTCTGCAAAACCAACAATACTTTTACCTTTGTAATCAAATGGTTCCTTTCCGATTTGGGTTCTATGTTCTGCAAATTCCTCAGTACCCATTCCGACTTCGTTACCGTTAGAGTCTTTTAAAATAATCTTTGTTGGCATGTACATTAAATTATCATCCCAATCAAACGCATAATATTTCATGTCGGGTGTGAGTTTTTCCAAATCACCAAAACCTTCTACTATTACTAAATTCATATTAATAAATACTATGTAAAATAAAAAACCCCCACATCTCTGTGAGGGTTTTAATAAAGTTTGTATTATTAGATGTTCTCAAAAGACGCTCCTGTTGGAGTGATTAAGAACTCGATGTCAATAAATTCTAACGCTTTTGTTGGTTTGATGTAAATCTTACCTACTAATTGGTTAGCATCTAAGTCTTCTGGTGTGTTAGACACTGTTACACGGAAGTCATATAAACCTCTATCTCTACGGATAGCATCTAAGATAGGATTAACTGAATCCAAGAACTGTTGTCTTACCAAACTATCGTTTTGTTCGAACAATAATCTAATTGCAACCGCTGAAATTAACTTACGAGCTTGTAATAACAATCTTCTAACATTAATTCTGTCTAACGCAGACTCTCTAATTTGTAAGGTTTTATTACCCCAAATAACTGTTCCAACATCGTTAAATGTTGCAATTGGGTTAATTCTTCCTTTGTAAAGAATGTCTCTATCCTCTTGTGTTAATCTCTTACGAGCTCTAACCGCATTTACAATACCACGAGTGTAACCAGCAGTTGCGAACCATGGGAATGCAACGTTGTCAGTTAACGCTAAGTTTCTTGTAACCTCAGCAGTTGGTGGGATGTAAAGTTGAGTGTTATTAACTGTATCACGAGTTAAAACCCATGGATAGTAAGTTGCAGTATAGTTAGAGTCGATTGCCGAATCTTCCAAATTAACAACCGCTTCCTCAGGTAAGATTAAATTATCAGAAATTACTGTTGAATTCTGTAACAAATCAAAGTCAGGAGTAGTTGTGATGTAGATAGAGTCAGCTCTATTAAACTCAACCATGTTAATTGTTGCATTAACTAATTCGTAGTTATTAACATAATCAATACCAGGTGTAACCAACACGTTAATGTTTGTCACCTCAGGATTTGAGAATGTTTGAATACCTAACAAATATGCGTAGTAATCAGTATTTGCCCAATCTGTTGAGTTTTGGTCAATTGTAATTCTTCTAAATGAACCCCAACCTGTTGCATTTGTGTATGGTGTACAAGGAGCGGCACCTGCCAAATAACCAGTTCCACCTAATGTGAAATCATCGTTATTTGTTCTGTATTCTCTATAAATGTCCCATCCATCAAAACCACCATAAAACGCCATACTAAACTTACGAGAATATAAGTAGTAATATGTGTCAGTTTTTAAAGTTGGTTCAGAAGTAAATGAACCGGCTCCGACATCAAATGCTGTTTCACCACTTGTTAAGTAATTACTTGCAATATTGATAACAGTCGCACCTGAATCCATGTGGAAACCTTTTGTTAAATAATTCCAAGAACTAAAATCTGCCTCATCTAATGTACAACTATCAAAACCTGTAATTAAATTTTGTTTCCCTTTGTATTGTAAGAAATCACTATCATATCCAAGTTTTGTAGAAAAACCTAAATAAGTTCTTCTTACATTATCACCTGTTGATATTACTTTATTATCAACACCAACACTTGTACCAAATGGAGGGTTCCAAATTACTTCACCAGGGTACTCATAACTTGTCTTATATACAGGGAATGGTGGGTGAATGTTTGCTGAAGTTGCATCATAAGTTCTTGTAATATAACCATTAAATCCACAAGGAAGAGCATCGTATGGTGCTTCGTAATTCATTTCTAACATTACATAACGAGAGTTGATTGCAAAATCTCCGTCAGATGTTCCAATTCTCTTAGCAATATAACTATTTAAATCAGGATTCATTGTACAGTTAGTAAACTTCTCTAAAACAACAGGGTTAGCATCTGTATCATAAAAATCTCTAATAACTACGTCAAAAGTTAAGTTATTAAAAGACATGTTTTGAATTGATACTTTGATTTCTGTATTAGCCGCAGTTCCGTCAGAGATTGAAATGAATCTAAATAGATTATAAACTTTTGTACCTCTTAATTCTGAAACAACATAAGGAGTTGTTGGTGTTCGGTATCTTTCTAAGTAGTTACCTAATGATGTTGCCGTTTCATTTTCAGCAGAGTCTAAGGAAGTTAAAGAAGTGTTTAGACCTCTAATATAACCTTTGTTATAACCCCATGTTAGTAATGTATCATAAGATTCTTCAACAAACAATGGAACAACAGTTCTATCCTTTTCAAAATTATCTTGACCAAATACTTTGTTAATATAATTGGCATTTGCAGATTCAAATGACGCTTCAAAACTAAATGCTGATGAGTCATATTGTGTCCCACTAATTAAGAATGTTGAGTATGGATTTGTTGTTGCCGCACTGTATGTTCCTGTAACAGTTAATGAAACATCAGATGTTCCTGTAACTTGGTATTTTGGACCATGCTGAGATGAACTATAATTTGTAATACCTCTTGACCTTAAAGTTGCAAGTACTAAATTGTGGTATTCTGTGTATGTTATACCTGTAAATAATTGCACCCCTATTGAGGCGGCACTACCGTTATTTAAATAAGCCGGGTCCGTATAGTTATTTGTAAAGGAAACGTTATTTTGTAGAATGATAAATGAAAATCCTGAGTAGTTATCTGTACCTGGAATTGGGTCAAACGATGAATAAAACCAAGAATCGTTTAGTCCATCGCAATAATTTATTGATGATGTGTTCAAAGAATCTAATCCAAAAACATTTGTTTGACCTGTATATCCCGAATAGGTTGAATATTGAGAAGGAGGTATTGCCCCAAAATAAATTACATTATCATTGTAAGTATTTGCAGGTAACGTACCTGTTGACATATTCTTGTAAAAAGTATTCCACAAGAAATTCTTAATCTCTTGTCTATACGTTGATGTGGTTCCGTCATATTTTACAAACTGAGAATCTAATTTAGATGCGACGTAAGGAAAATTACCATTAATATCGTTACCCCAGTCAAATAAGACATCATTTGCAGTACCTCCATCTGCTAAAGGTAAAAACGCAACATTTATATTCGCCGCGGTAGACCAAGAAGAAGTACTATCTAAACCAACAGTTGAGCAGTTAACATTTGCCACAGAAGTTACAGACCAAGAAGGACCTGCATCATAACCAGACAATCCTAATACCCTAGTTACAAATAATTGATTTGATTGTTGTAAATATGATTTTGCAATATATGCAGATTCATATTTTGGTATTTGGGTGTTTACAAATTTTTCAGGATTTGTACCACCAAAATAAGATGTGAACTCATCGTAACTTGTCACAAAAATTGGTTCGAACGCAGGACCTTTAAGAGTTTCCCCAA